ATCAAAAAATTCTAAATCAGCTGGAAAACTAAGTGCGTCTAAAAGAGTTTCAACTAAGAGCTCTAGCAAATCATCTGTTGGTAAAGAAAAACCATTACCAGTAAAAGAGAAAGATAAGAAAAATCTATTGACAAACGTTAAAGAAGATTAGTTAACTAATCATATTTATGGGGCTATATTATTTAGCCCCATATCTTAAATGTTATGAGGTAAACATGAAAAGAAAAAATAATAAAAATAGTGATTTATTATACATCAAGGTGAATGATGGACAAATTGAGCGAGCATTAAAAATATTTAAAAATCGTGTGAAAGAAAGCGGATTATTATTAGAATTAAAGGAGAAAGCTTTTTATACCAAACCATCAGTTAAACGCAGAACTGAAAAGAATTTAGCTAAATTAAGATATAAAAGTAGTATACCAAAAGAATATAAAAAGTTTTATTAATTTTTATATAATTATATATTTATTATTACAAATAATACTCTGTTCCCACATATACAGAGTCTAAAAAACACAAAACCTTATTATAGTTCTTATAATAACTATATTCCAAATAAAATATTAGGAGAAGTCACATGAGTGATTTATTAAAAGAGGCCATTGCTGATGCAAAAGCTGTTCGTGAAACTGCTTTGCAAAATGCAAAAATGGCATTAGAAGAGGCATTCACTCCTCAACTTCAATCTATGCTAAGCGCTAAGCTTCGTGAAGATGAATTTGAAGATGAAGAGGAAATGACTGACGAAGTTCCTGTCGATGATGAGATGACAGATGAAGTTCCTATTGAAGGCGACTATTCTGAACAGGATGAATTTTCTGATGAAGTTCCTGTTGATGATGAAGTTCCAGGTGAAGAGGAAGTTCCAGGTGAAGAAGAAGACGTTGTTGAAATAAATGGTGTAAAATATGCACCAGTTGTTTCTGAGGATGAAGAAGAGTTTTCTGATGAAGTTCCTGTTGATGATGAAGTTCCAGGTGAAGAGGAAGTTCCAGGTGGAGAAGATGAACTTGATTTAGAAGCTATCATACGAGAATTAGAAAGTGAACTAAGTGAAGAGGATGAAATGACAGAGCAGGACGATGCTTATGATCAGAATGTTGAAGGTAAGAAAAATTCTGATCTTCATGAAACTGATGGAAAAGACGATGAGGAACTTGAAGTTGATGAATCTTTATTTACTGAAGAAGATGATGAAGACGACGATGATAAAGTAACAGAGCAGGACGATGCTTATGATCAGAATGTTGAAGGTAAGAAAAATTCTGATCTTCATGAAGAGTTAAATGAGTATAAAGCAGCTGTCAAATTCTTAAAAGACAAACTTCATGAGGTCAATATCTTGAATGCTAAACTTCTGTTTACAAACAAGCTGTTTAAAGAGTTTGTGTTGACAAACGATCAGAAAATGCGAGTAGTTGAAACGTTCGATAGAGCGCTAACAACTCGTGAAATTAAAATTGTATATTCTACGTTAGCGGAGAGTTACAAATCTGGTAGTATTAAACGCAAAACTAGAATTAAAGAATCGGCTAGCTCAAAATCTGGCTCAACTAAACCTTCTAAGCAATCACGTAAAGTGATTACTGAAGAAGCTCAAGTTGCAGATAGATTTAAGAAGCTTGCTGGAATAATTAAATAAACTTATAATTTTGGAGAGATATAATGAGTAATTATATAAATGAATCACTGTTAGATACAACTCCTTTGAAGAAGCAACGTTCAGAAGCCAAAGCCCTTGTCGGCAAATGGGATCGGACGGGTTTACTTGAAGGTATAGACGGTGAATTTGAAAGAGGTTCTATGGCTCAAATGCTTGAGAATCAGGCACGGCAGCTAATTAAGGAGGCATCAACATCTAGCCCAAGTGGCGGAACAGTTGGCGCTGATTTTAAAGGTGATGAAGAGTGGTCAGGTGTTGCCTTACCATTAGTTCGTAGAGTATTTGGTGAAATCTCTGCACAGGACTTTGTTTCTGTTCAGCCGATGAATTTACCCTCAGGTCTAGTATTCTACCTTGATTTTCAATATGGATCAAATCGTATGGGACCGGAGAAGGACACATCAATAATGGGTAAAACAGGACCTCATTCACCTTCTGGTTCAACTGCTCCTTTTGGAGATGAAAGTTATGCTGGTGGTTTTTATGGTGCAGGTCGCTATGGATACACAGCAGCTACTGCATCAGCAACTGTTGATGTAACTACAGCTCTTGCAACAGATAGTGATATTAATTATAATTCTGACGCTACAGGATCAGGAGTAGTTTTGTGGAAAAATACCATGACATTTAATCCTTCAACTGCTGCAGATAAATTAACTGTTAGGGCTTGGGATGTTACACCTAGTGCTTCAGCTGCAAATACTGGTGAAAATGTACTCACCCAATTCAGTTCTATAACAGGTAATGATGGTGAATCAGGAACTTACACATTTATTGTTTCTGCTTCAACTGCTGCAAATGCTTTGAAATATGGAAAAGTTGGATATATCAAACGCGTAACTGAAGCAGCTCGCGGTGATTTTGAAGATACTACAGGTAATGCTACAACTGATTCACTTAAGATACCTGAAATTAATCTATCACTTAAATCACGTCCGATCGTTGCTAAAACACGTAAGTTGAAAGCAGTATGGACTCCTGAGCTTGCTCAAGACCTTAATGCTTATCACAGTGTAGATGCTGAAGCTGAATTGACATCAATGTTGAGTGAGTATATTTCGATGGAAATTGATCTAGAAATACTTGATATGTTGATTGCTGATGCTACGACTACTGATTATTGGTCAGCAAAACAGGGTAACGATTATGATGCTACAACTGCTGCTTTTGTCAATACCACATTCTACGGAACACGTTTTGAGTGGTATCAAACATTAGTACAGAAAGTTACTAAAGTATCAAATGAAATTCATCGTTTGACACTTCGTGGCGGTGCTAATTTCGTTGTTTGTAGTCCTAAGATCTCAACAGTTCTAGAATCACTACCTGGATATAATTCAAGTCCAGGCGCAGATGCTTCTGTTCAACAGTATGCAATGGGTGTAACAAAGATCGGTGCAGTAGATGGTCGTTATTCAGTATATAAGAACCCTTATATGACTGAAAACACTATCCTTGTTGGATATAGAGGTGGAAGCTTCTTAGAAACTGGTGCTGTATATGCTCCTTACGTTCCGTTGATTATGACCCCACTAGTGTATGATCCTAGCGATTTTACACCAAGAAAAGGTGTCATGACTCGTTATGCTAAGAAGATGATCAGACCTGAATTCTATGGTAAGATCTACGTAGCGGACCTTAACTTACTATAATAATACTTTAACCTGTGAGGGAGCTGATTAAGTTTGGCTCCCTCTACATAATAATGGAGAAATAAAAATGGCAATCCAAAAAAATGCAATAACATTAGATGGTTTAAAGTATAACTTAGATAATAGAGATCGAGTAGCTGCTCAGCTGGTGTCTGAGAATTTCAATGTGTTAACAGGTAATACTGTAACAACTGCTGCAGGAACTGGCATTACTGCTGGTACCGGTACAGTTATAGCCTATTCAGCAATAAAAACTGGTAGTATATATAAAACTGAAATATTGATAGATCTTACTGGCTTACGAAGTACTGCTGGTGCTGATATTATTGGTGTTGACGGTACAAGTAATGCTTGTTACATCGCACAAGTTACAGCTGCAAGGAATGGAACTATTCTCGGTGGTCATATGAAATGTTTTGAAGCACCCGCGGGAGGCGATCCAGATATTGATCTTTGGTATGCTACTGAAGCTACAGGTGTTGAAGATGGAGCTATAGCTGATCTTACTGAAACTAAATTAACTAACGGCGGTGATCATGCAATAAATGATGTTGATAACTTCTTAGCTGGTGTTGTACCAGCTGCAAATAGTTATCTATATCTGGTAGCAGGTGCTACAACTGATGCTGATTATACTGCAGGTAGATTATTGATTGAAATGTGGGGTTACGACGCTTAAACTTAAACCTTAGAATGTTTTAAAATCTTAAAAGGGGTAGTTAATTCTATCCCTTTTTTGTTTTATTAAGATATTTATATATGAAAAAAATAATTGGAGATATTAAGTGTCAAAATTTGCATATTTATATTCAGACCCAACAGTCACTACATTTTCTGCATCCGTAGCATCAAAAGCTACTGGGACTGGATCGGGTCCTACACCATATGGTACGTACGATACAGATACATCATTTGTAAGTGAAAGTGTCGATGTATGTAAATGGACAGCAAAAAGGCTTGGGCATCCTGTTATGCAACTTGAATTTAGTTCTGGTTCTATTTGGGCATGTTTTGAAGAAGCAGTATCTGAATATTCATTACATATAAATAATTATAATATGAAAAATTGGTTATGGGAATCATATGGTTCAGATAATAAAATTTCAGGATCTGGTTGGAGTAATAAGGGTACTTCATCTAGTACAATGGGTACAGGCAGCATTAGTGTTACACATGGTCACATGGGTACAACATATTATTTATCTAATCAATATGGTGAAGCAGTAAATGTTGGTGGTGAAGTAACAATGTATACAGGATCAATTGTTTTAACTGGTAGTAAGCAGGAATATGATCTTCAAACAGAATCATTGATAAAAGGTTCACATTCTGGAGAAAGGTTAGAAATACAACGAGTATTTAATCTACCTCCAGCATCAATTACAAGATTTTATGATCCATTTGCGGGTTCTTTTGAACAGAGACAAATGTTAGATTCTTTTGGTATGGGAAATGTTTCACCTGCAGTATCCTATATATTAAGACCAATATCATATGATATAGTTAGATCACAAGCAATTGAAACAAATGATAGAATTAGAAAATCAAATTATAGTTTTGAATTAATTAATAATAAAATGAGAATATTTCCCATACCAAAAGATACTGATGGTGGTGATAAAATATATTTTCATTATTATGTTAGAGATGATCAGACATCTACATCAAAAAGTTCAACAACCAATAAAGTAACAGATCCTAGTAATGTACCATATAAATTTATAACATATAATGAAATAAATGCTTCTGGTAGACAGTGGATTAGGAAATATACATTGGCATTAGCAAAAGAACTTCTTGGTATCATAAGAAGCAAATATGGAACACTACCAATACCTGGAGGAGAAGTATCAATGGATGGTGAATCTTTAAAGGCGGAAGGTAGAGAAGAAAAAACAACATTACTTGAAGAATTAAAGGAATTTTTAGAAAGTGTTAGTTTAACTGAAAAATCTAAAGCTGAACAAGAGCAGGCTGAAGCGAATTCTGCAGTTCTGTCAAGAGCACCACTTGGTATATACATAGGATAATAATATGGCATCAACATTCAAACCATTCTTTATTCCAAAAAAAGAAGTTGATCTATTTGATGTATTAAATGAAGAATTAATTGATAATATATTAGGTCAATATGTAGATATATATAAAATCTCAATTGAAGATACTGAAGCAAACATATACGGCGAATCAGAAAAGAAATATTTTAAAACTGGTTTTAGAGTCAACTGTTTAATTTCTTGGGACCCATCATATAATTTAGATGATTTTGGGCCTGATAAAAATGTTACTGTAGAATTATATTTTCATAGAACAACATTAAATGAGTCTGAATTTTATCCTGAAATAGGCGATATTGTAGAATGGAACGATTTCTTTTTTGAAATAAATTCAGTTACTGAACCTCAACTTATCGGAGGACATCAGGAATTTAAACATGAGATACAAGCATTAGCACATAGAGTAAGACTTTCATCATTACAAATAGTAGAGAGGCCTAGATAATGGCAGTACAAAAAATAATTGGTAAGCACATTATAAAAAGAAATGAAAAATTCAAACCAATAGTAAATACTAATAATTATGGTATTGAACCTGATTATAGTAAGAGTAAATCAAATTTATATGGTGAACAACACAAAGAAGAAAAAAAAGATTTAGATGTAAATGAATTAGCAGATCTTATTGCTGATAAGGTAGGTTTTAGAGACACAAGAAAAACCCAAGCAATAGACATTGATATAAAGAGAGAGATATCAATTGGAAAAGTCGATAAACATGCTGTTACATCTGAAGTCATGCTCGGTACGGTGAAAAATAAATTGGAAAAACTAAGGGCATTGAGAAGAAATGGCA